TAATGGAGTTACCGGGGATATATTAAAATTTGAAGCTGTTAGTATTGTTTCTTTGCTAACAGAATTATTTAATATAATAGGTGATGTTAGTATAGATGGAGACATCACAAACACAGGAAGTATCACAAGTTCTGGAGATATAACAGCAACTAATTTATTAAGTGCTCTTATAAGCTTAACTAAACACACTCACAATGTTTCAGCAGTGGGAAGTCCAACAGGCCCCCCACTTCCTTAAAAGGTTTATTTATGCAAGATGTTAAATTAGCAATAAACGATCAAGGATATTATGATCTTGTGATAGAAAATGGATCTATAGCCGGAGTTGAAGGGCTTGATACTGCAATCCTTGTAAGTATTTATACAGATGCAAGGGCCCCAGCTTCAACGGTTTCAGATCCACTTATGAGGCGTGGATGGGTTGGGAATATTCTCAATGTAAATCTGGAAAGAGAATTGGGCTCGATATTATGGATTGCGGATACATCGAGGGTTGACCAAAATACATTAAATTATTTTAACCGAGAAACTAAAGCGTGCTTAAAATGGATGCTTGACGATGGTATTGTAAAAAACATTATTATTAATTCTGAAATTGTAGATTCTAAAAACATAAAAGTTAATATTAGTTTAATTAAATTAAACCAAACAGAGGCAGATAAATATTCTATTCTCTGGAAAAATACAGGTGTTTAAATGCCCATAGATTATTTAGATTTTGGAAAATATTCAGATATTATAAACGCTAAAATATTGCAAATCCTTCCCGAAATTGACCCGACTGTTTTTGGAAGCTGGCAAAAAGGTTTCACGGTTGGAACTGCTGCACTTGCCGAAGCTCTAACCTCTGTCTTAAGAGATCTTAATTTAGAGATGTTTCCACAAACTGCAACAGGGGAATTTCTTGATAGGTGGGGAGCCTACGAAGACCTCCCAAGACCACCAGCGACGCAGTCAAAAGGAAATATCAATATTGGAGGGACATTAACAACAAACATCCCTATAGGAACTATTTTTAACAATGCAAACGGGTTTCAATATCAATCAACCGCTACCGCAACGATAGTTAATAATACAGGATTAATTCAGCAACTTGTAAGAGCTGTAACTCTTGTGACCTGTACAACTCCATCCGACCATGGATTAACAACAGGCCCATGCACTATAGTAGGGTTCGATCAAGCAGAGTATAACGGACTTCAAGATATTACCGTAATAGCAAGAAACCAGTTTACTTATAATGTAACTGGTTCCCCTGCAACTCCAGGGACCGGATCAGGTAGTTTTCTTTCAGTTCATGCGGCTGTAAATACAGAGTCTCTCGATACAGGATTATTAACAAATGTTTCAAAAGATGGACAGTTTGCAATCGATAGCACAACGCCAGTTTCAGGAGCAAATGAAACGGGCACAGCGCAATTCGATGGGATCAGTGGAGGTTCCGAAGAAGCTGAAGATGATACTTATTTACAATTAATCCTTGCGAGTAGATCAGCTATAGCAGGAGTTTTTACACCAGCTGCTATCTCAATATCAGTTCTTTCTATTTCTGGAAACACAAGGGTTTTTATTACACTTCCTACAGCTTCGGGTGGTAGTGGTGCTATTGACCCTGCTCCCGGTGAGGTAAGTGTGTCTTTTGTAAGAGACAACGACCCAAATATAATACCGACACCAACAATTATAGCAGAAACTAAAGATAAAATTATAAACGATGGTGGGTTACCCGCAAATACCCCAACGGAATTTGTATATGTTCAGGGGCCGACCCCTGTTCCTGTACCCATTGTTTTTTCAGCTATTAGCCCAGGCACTCCAACAATGAGAACAGCGATAGAAAGCAGTTACCGGGCGTATTTTGTGGATAGTGTTAAATATGAAACAAATGTATCTATTGATTCACTCCGAGGTGCGATTGCTCAAACAGTAGATTTGGAAACGAATGAGCAATTAAACTCATTTACCATAACTTCACCGCCTGCAGATGTTGTAATTGGTTCGGGAGAACTTGCAACCTCAGACGCAATAACATTTTAGGAATTTATGTATAAATTTAAATCACCTACAAATAAAAAAACGAGTCAAGATTTAGCGCAACATGTGCCTAATGGTAAATTATGGGTTGCTAAAAATATTGAAGGTTCTGTTTTGCAAAGAATGGTCGAAAGTCTTTCCACAGCTTTTAACGGGTTTTTGCAGCAAGTTGAAGCATTATCAATTGAATTTGATATAAATAAATCGATTGAACTGTTAGATGATTGGGAGACATCGGTTGGAATACCCGATGATTGCCAAGGTAGGCTGATGGGGCTTGAAGACAGGCGAAAGCAAGTTATAAGAAAATTTACCAAACAACCAATAGTCGATCTTAACGAAATCAAAAAATATATAGAAGAAATTACAGGGCAAGAAATAACTTTAAAAACAGGTCAAGAAGTTGAGGGGTTTCCGATTTCTTTCCCGGTAGTTTTAAGCAGCACAAATTCACTATTTAAAATATATTTAAGTTATGTGAATACCGAATTAAACGAAAGCTTTCCTTTGTCTTTCCCTGTTAAATTGGGATCGGTTGAAGAAGGTTTAATAGTTTGTACCGCTGGTAAAATACTTCCGGCTAATGTAGTTTTAGTAATAAGAAGGAGTTAAAAATGAAACAAATTGGTATAAAAACCGATGATACCGCAGGAGCCAGCGGGGAGATAAGCGCAGAAGAGTTTAACAGTATGTCTCTTGAGCTTCAAAACATAGTTTCAAGGTCTGGACAAACACTTTTAACGCCCAATAATGAACAAGTTGCAGAGGCCTCAGTGGTTGCTCTTGCGGCTGGAAGTTGTGTTGACTCAGGAACGCCAAACACAGTTGTTTTAACACCAACAACAGGATCAGGTGGGCTTTTACTTCCTACAACATACGCAAGATTTAACGGTTGGCCGGTCTCTTTCTATTCTGCCAACACTAACACAGGAAACATGACAGTGGATATCGGGCAAACCGCTGGGAGTCTTTTAGGTGTAAAGAAATTCCTGAAAATAGATGGCTCTGAAATTGCATCAGGTGAAATAGCAGATGGACAACTAATTGAGGGAAGATACTCCCCGGCGGCAGATAGTGGGACAGGCGCATGGATATTTACCAATCCCGGTTCTGCAAGCTCCGTAACTGGTGTTTATAGAAATCTTCTTTCTAATCGACCAACAGTTGCAACGATTACAGTTACAATTGATGAAATAGCCTTAACAGACACAGCCAATAGTACTTTTATAGCACGCTCTGTTAATGAAACAATTGACATATCAGCATCAGGAGACGGTGGGCTTGATACAGGTTTAGAAGCTTCAAGCACTTGGTATTTTATTTGGATTATAGCCAAACCGGATGGAACAATTGGAAGTGTTTTATCTGCAACAGACACTACACCGACTCTTCCGGCAGGCTTTACTTTTAAGGCTTTGGTTGGTGCAGTTTATAATAATTCTGGAAGTGATTTTATAGATTTTAAACAAGTAGACAACTCTGTTGTATTTCTTCCTGTTGAGGTTTTATCTTCTGGGTCTAACCAACCTACATATACATCTTTAGATATATCAACTGTAGTTCCAATAACCGCTAAACAAATAGCAGGGACACTCTATGCTGAGGATAATTCAAGTACATTAACCGCAACTTATATTGCTTCTGACTCAGGTGGCTATGGATCACAATGGATAAAACATAGACCAAGCACAGGAACCGGTGGAGAAAATCAAGGGATCTACTCTGGGATAGTTTTAACTGAAACACAAACAATATATTGGAAAAACCAAGGGGCAGGGGCAGGGGATATTTCAGATATAGAAATAAGCAAATATTCATATTAAAGAGGTGTAAAATGATAGTTTGGGAAAATAATGAAACAGGAACAGCGGTCAATATCAGGATAGAGCCTGATTCATATATCAAAAAAGAAGGTGAAAGCACTCAGCCCGGAGATAGGATACCAGAAGATACATCAATATTCGATGACCATACGCTTGAGTGGTGTATATGCTATAGGGAAGAAAGGTGTGATGAGGTTGATGCCTTAAAAAACACCAAGCAATACGAAGCCTTTGTTTATGGTGGTCGTAATTGGGATGTAAGGCCGCAAGACATAGGCAATATAATGAGTCAAAAGATATTTGCCAGTGACTCGCTGTTAGACGAGACAGCATACCCATGGGAAGGTGTTGATAGAATCTGGTGGGATAGGGAAAACAACGAGCATATATTCCCTACACAGCAAGATTACATAAACTTTGCTATGGCTGTTAGGACACATGTTGGTGGATTATTGAGAGTTGGTAAAGGTCACAAAGATGCATTAAGATTATTAACTGACAAGACAGATATTGAAAACTATGATATAATAACAGGATGGTAGTGGCTACCTACTTTCGCTAAGAAATATTTTATAAGTAGATATTTCGTGCGTGGTTGCAAGGGTCGCTTAAATGGTGATCGTACTCAGCTATCATTTTTATAAAAATTAAAAAAGGAAAACAATGGCAAAAGCAAAAAAAGTGAAACCAAAAAAGAAAGTTTTTGGAACAACTCCGACCAGGCAAAAGCCTCCTAAAAGGAAGCCCAAAAAGTAATGAAATATTTAGTGGTGTTTTTAATATCTAACATATATTTAATAGAATTCGACTTTATGGAAGGAGCAGATTGGTATGTCATGCAATTCGGCAGTTCTGTTTCTATGTTAATGCTGTTTTATATAATTTTTTCTAAAACACCACCAAGTAAAATAAATGAGCGATCATTGTTAGCCCTTTTTATGTATTATCAAACCTATGGTATATTATCATATTTGCCCTTAGTTTTGAATAAAACATATTCACTATATCCTATATATGGATTAGTATTAATATTCGTTATTAGGGCGTATAATGTTAGTAAAAGGAATTATAACAAACATTCAGACCCAATTATAAAAAACAACATTTATTTATGTTTCGAGCGACCCACTAAAACAAGGGGTGTTTTCACCTCTCTTTTAGGTTCTCCTTTTTGCTCTGTCTCGATTTACTACAGAGGATTCCTTTATGGTTTCAAGTGGACTCTTCCTAAATATATGAAAAGGCATGTGTCACAGAAAAACCTTTTGGATAAATACCTTGTTGTAGATACTGGGAAAGATAACGACGAACTGAACCAAATGTTACAAAATATGATAGGTCAACAAGCATCATTTTGCAGAACAAGAATTAAATGCGTGTGGGCTATCAGAGATTTTTTAAACGCTCTTGGGCCTGAATATAAACCGATCTTTATTGAATATTTACCTTCTCTTTTTGCGAAAAAAACAATAGGACTGAAAAATGGATAAACTTTCTAATTGGACACAAGAAGATTTCAAGAGTTTTTTTTCTGGCAGATTTGTAACCCGTGAAGAGATGAACGCTTTTGCAACCAAAGATGAGTTAAGACAAGTGGCAAAAGAAGCGAGCGATCATTCAACAAGTATTATCAAGAGTGCTGTTACTGAAGCTGTTACTGGTGCGGTTAAAGACACAGTAAGAGATACCCTTGTCTCTGTTGGGATAGACCCGTCTAAGCCGATTGAGATGCAAGCCACAATGGCATCTTTAATCAACATTGCTAAAACGAAAGAGACAGATAAAAACACATTTAGAGGAACTATTATAAAACTATCTACTAATGCTATAACGATGTTTGCCGCTGCTGGGTTTGTGGTTTATTTAGCCAAAATATTTAAGGTTATAAAATAAAAAGCCCGGAACAATTCCGGGCTTCGTGTTTTTAATATCATAAACCTTTTAGGTTCACTGGTCTTTCTATATAATATATGAGTCTTTCAAAGAGCTACGCCACACCCATTTTGGATCACAATTGTTTCTTTCCCTGTTCTCATAATCTCCGAAGGTCGCTAACCCTTCTGTTTTATTATATATAGCGTAATATATTTTATTGTCAGCAATTTGAAACCAAACAGGCGCTTTACTTGCGCTCACTATATCAACATGGCTTCCCATATCGATTTCAACCCGGTCAATATTTGCCGGATTATTGGGACTTGCCAGAACTAAGCCTGATATTCCTATCAAACAAAGTATTAAAACAAATAAAAATAGTTTTCGTTTCAACACACTTACCTCCTTTGTTAAAAATTGCTTTAATGCTCCTTCAGATACCCACGGAAAGCCGAAGCTCCTAAGAGTTGATATTAAAGTCTATAGCCTTATAAAATCGCTCATTAGCCCTCTTGGTAAATCCATGAATATCTGAAGAAGCATTAAAATAAAATAATTGAACAATAACACAGCTTATTACCAATTAATAGATTTATCTTTATCCGTCTCTCAACCTCCTTTAATTTAGTTACAATTTATATAGATGTTATATGTTTCTTTTCTTCCAGAAATTCCAAAACAGCTTCTAACTGATCTCTGTTTGGATAATTTTCAGTTTTTTCAAACACATAATCGTTAATTCTCATAACAAATTCATAATCATATTTCCACCCTTTGTTATCTGTATCTTTAGGGATTGCTAAAGTGTTTCCCATTCGAATACCCTTCCTTGATATTATTTATTTGGTTTGATTTTAACATCTTCAACAACTATGTATTCAGACCTGATTATTAATATAAGATTAGTATTATTATATTTACCTGTGTAGTTGTATAGTTCTAAATAAGTATCATATGCAATTACCTTGTCGCAATAAACAGTTTTAATAACTTTAAAAACATTAGTTTTCGTAGATTTACTAACAGCCACACCTTGATATGTTAAATAAGTAACCCTTTTCTCTGCAAAGCAAATAGAGGTAAAACACATTATTAAAATTATTATTCTTATTATTACCTTTTTCATCATCACCTCTTCCTTAAAAACGAATCTCACTGTGAAGCCCCTTTATTGTATACCCTAATAAATACACGTTGTAATATTCGAATACTGTATTTTCTTCTGGTGCAACATATATTAATGGGTTCCCTTTATCAGAATATTCAAGAGGGTATAAAGTTTGGTATGATACTTTTCTATAATCGTTACTGTCATATATCTCTATGAATATTTCAATACACGTCACATCTTTATGATAACATATAACTTCGAGTTGCTGCCTTGTTCTACTGGTCCCATGGTGTATTATTGAGATCTGCCCCGCTATTACATTTGTGGCACCATCTTTCTCATATATAGTAAATTTTTCTTTGCTGTCTGACATATTCCCCTCTTAATTCCATTTTTAAAACCCCGGACCAGTTCCGGGGCAAGTTTTTAATTACCAACAACAGCCATAAACAACCCACCAAAACAGAAACCAAAGACAAATATTAAAACCTTACCTTTGAAACTATCTGTATTGAATCCTGATAAGAAATTCATAACCCTTAAACCTAATGTTGGCTTGCACCATACGAACTTATGATTAGATTCTTTTAAATATCTACATTCGTTAAAACATCCGAAAGACCCAATCATAAACCCATTATATTTACAGCGTGTTGTTTTCCCTCCGTGGCTATCTTTTATTATTTTTGTTCTCACAATCTCTCCTTGACAATTAGATAGTTTATCTATATTCTAATGTTAATTTTCTTTTCTTTCATTATTGGTTTGGAAAAGCGCTGGAGTGATTCAGCGCTTTTTCTGTTTTATTCAAAGATTAAAGGACAATCACACCCTGTATAATAAGTTAATGAAAAATACCTTAATTTATGAAGTTCAGAAGGTTGCACGTTGAATTTAACCCCCATACCTTCAAAATCTTTTTTAGAAATTATCTGTATCCCACCATCGCTGCCGTAAAATTCATCAGTTTTATAAACAAGAGCCCAATTTCTTTCTATATCTGTCATTGGGAATACTTTTTCTTTAGCTTCATCTATCAAGTCCATTATTTCAAAATCAGCCTCTTCAGAATCAAGATTCACGTCTTTGAAATAACTCTGATCAGCTGCATTAAGCCTCCTGGCAGCAGCTATATAATTATACCCCTTGAACGTTACTAATGGATAGTAATATCCTTTTATTGTTTTATCTTCTGACATTATTCCCCCTTTACAATTCCCTAAATATAAACTATGCTTTTCTCTACACAATTTTATATCGCTTAAACCCGGCGGCTCAAATTGTTTGAGTTGGTCGGGTTTATGTTTTAAGCGGCAACCACCTTTACATGTTGGTTTCTTGTTCCAATATTAAGCCGCTGGTTATCATTTTCAGCTACCCAACCTCCAACATATTCATAAGAAAACATAATCGTTGCTGTATCTTTGGACCATTTTCCGTTGTGGTATATTTTAACAAGATCCCCTTCAAATATACGAACGTCATTAACATCTTTTAGGCCTGTATATTGACCTATTGTTTTCTTATCAACCTCTATATATTCAGGAAGAGACTCTTGTATTACATCAACACCGCTTTGGAAACCATGTTCCATTGCTTCATATCTATCTGTGATATTTCTATCTTCAAGACCACAACCCATTCCTTGAGAGTGGTATTCTGGAGGCTCTGGATTGACGTCCTGATCTACCTCTAATATAAAATTTTTACCTGGTCCACTAATTAAAGACCCAAAAACCCATTCCCCATCATCAACACTTTTACCCCTGAATAATATTTCTCTCATTTTACTTATCCCTCCTAATTGTTTTCAACTATCCGATTTAGATAGCTTTAGGTGCTAACCCAGTTTCTTTACAGCGTGAAGTTCACTAATTTTATTATTTATTATTTTTATTCGTTCTTCAAGGCCGGCCCTTTGAGATGACAGCTCATCATAAACCCTTGAGGCTGCATCATATTCTGAAAAATCAACATCTTCTTTGTACTCGTAGCTTTTAAAAGATTTATAATATTGGGGGAATTCTGGAGGCTTAATACATTTTACTTTGAATTTTTTAGGGGTTTCTTTTTCGATAACCCCAACCTCAATACGTTTGTGAAAACTATTGTATTTATAAACTCTTCGCCCTTCCATTTTTAAGAATCCTCCTTTTTACTCTTCAAAATTTCCCTTGCAGCATCACCAGCCACAAGAATGATAAACTGATTTTTCTTAATGCCTTTTTCTTTAGCGGCATCAGTGACTAATTTGTCGATATCTTCTGATATGTCGTACACTTGCCATTTTACTGATTTTTCGTTCATATTTTAAACTCCTTTTTATACGACTATAAATCTAATAAAAATTAATGTCAACTAAAAAATGAACGTGGCCAGAATTATATATAATTCATAGATGAATAAAAAGAGTTGACAAACAAAACACGATTTAATATTATGAATTATCATTAATTATAAAGAGGTGACAAGATGCGTGGAGATGGTAAATATAAACCAGCAAACAAATATAAAAAAATAAGGCAAGAAAACAATCTAAGTTGTAAACAGTGGTCTGATTTATTTTCAGTTCCCATCGATACGGTTTTAGGGTGGGAGAATGGAACAATTAGGGTTGATTATTATGTTAAATTATTAATGACATTTAGCAGTAGAGAGTTACGGAATGCCATTGTTAAGGCTAAGAAATTAGAGCTAATAGATAGATATTGAATTATCATTAATTTAAAGGAGGAAAGAAGATGTCAGAAAAAGATTCAAAACGTACCTTTATAAAAATATATAAAGAAATGTCATATAGCGATCGAGAAACGACATTAGAATATATTAAAAACGCCCACTGCGATGGTTTTTACTCATACGGGACTCCTTGCGCTTCGGATAATTCAGATGAAGAGGCGTGGGAAGAGTTCATGGCGGGAGAAGAATTATAATTAAATTTAAACCTATAGAAAAGGATAGATAAATGGAATTTACAGAAGGTGAATGGAAGAAAAGTAAAACTACATGTTATGGAAACAAAGGCTATAACATTACATTTGGAGATGAGGAACACATCGTTGATTTTGTGTATTTAGAAGCCGATGCTAATTTAATAGTAGCTTCGAAAGATTTACACGACATAGTTTTTGATCTTGTAAATAATAACAGCACTCAAACCGATTTAGACATGCTTATAGAATCTGCCAAAAAGGCGCTTAATAAGGCTGACGGTAATATTTAAACCTATAGATAGAACAAACCAATAAGGAGGGAAAGATGGCTAAAATTAAAACAGAAGTTGAAATACCAATAGGGCCTTATGAAATTGCAGAGATTTTTATAAACATGGACGATCACGATCAGGCGCTTGTTTTAAATAAAATAGGAAAATTGTTTAAAAAGGCAGACTTCAACGCAGAAATGCAATGCTGCGCTATTTCAGACAAGATCACAAAATCCGGGAAAGATTTTCTATATACCATGGCTAATTTCGTGAAAGTTCAGAAATTTAAAGGACATGAGCCACATTTCGGCATGCTTATAAATACTTATCTTGGCGATTCATTAGACTCAAAATAAAGGGAACTGATAATGAGTGAAGAAAAATTGAACATTTGGAACAACTTAAAACAACCACCACCAGACGTATTAAAAGAGATTAAGGGTGGAAGGCTTAAGGGAATGACAGACATAAGCCCACAATGGAGAATGCAAGCACTTACAGAGCAATTTGGGCCGTGTGGATTTGGTTGGAAATATAAGGTTACAAATAAATGGATGGAAAAAGGCTCTTTGGATCAGATGGTTGCTTTTGTTGACATCGATCTTTTTGTCAGTATTGACGGGAAATGGGGAGAGGCTATTCCAGGCACTGGTGGATCTGGTTTTATTACAAAAGAAAGTTCTGGCCTTTACACTTCCGATGAAGCTTATAAAATGGCAACCACTGACGCTCTTTCAGTTGCTATGAAAACTTTAGGTGTTGCCGCTGATGTTTACATGGGCCTTTGGGATGGTTCAAAATATAATAAGTCGGTGAATGAATCTAAAGAGGAATTTGTTTCCGATATGAAAAATGAATTCTTAAAACTAAATTCTCCAGAAGAGGTTAAGGAGTTTATTCAGTCTAAAGATTTTAGAAAAGGATCTGAGCAAAGAGAAGTATTGATTAAACTCGGGTCTGAAAGAGTGGAATCTCTCGAAGAGGTGATATAGTGGATATTATAAACTGTAGCCAAAATACGCCCGTGTGGGATCTCATAAGAGAACTACGCCTTACAGCATCAAAAGCCACCGCTATTGGTAATAATAAAAGTGGGCTTGTTACTCTTTGTAAGCGACTAGTACAAAAGCACAGCAGAATATCTCACGAACCAAAATTCGTGAGTAAGGATGTTGACAGGGGTAATACTTTGGAACCTCACGCCAGAATGGAATACATGTTAAAAACAAGTGAGAATGTTAAGCAGATAGGTTTTGTTGTCCATTCTAAACATGTTGGATGCTCCCCTGATGGTTTTGTGGGTGAAGATGGTCTTATTGAGATTAAGTGTCCAAACGATGATAATTATGGTGATATCTATCTGGATAGAAAAATAAAAAGTGATTACATCTGGCAGATGCAAATGCAGATGTTAGTTTGTGAGAAAAGTTGGTGTGATTACGTGGCATATAATCCAAACTATGAAGACGACCTTGTCATTATTAGACAATTCCCGATCAAAGAAAAATTTGATGCTCTTCTGGAAGGTTTTAAAATTGGAGAGAAATTAATATTGCAGTATCAAAAAGAGTGGGAAAACAAAACGTGTTATTCAAAATAAAACGCTTAAAAGGAACCCATGTCGAAACGAAAACACATTCTCTACGCAGAATCCAAAGATAATAAGTTTATTTGGGAAAAAACATTCGATATCAAAAACCTTCCCGGTAAACTAAAAGACCATGGACGGCTGAAGATCACTTTTGAAAAATGGAAACCTATGAAAAGCCTGAAACAATTAGGATATCTCCACGGGGGAGTATTTCCGTATATGGAAAAAGAGCTTTACAACGATACAGGCCTCGACCGTAAGGATTGGCGTAGAGAATGCAAGGAAAGATTCGGTTTATACGATTACGACAAAAGCGGAGTTTTTAAAAACTTTAAATCTCTCGCTGATTATTTAGAGCCTGAAATGGCGTTCTTTATTACTCAGATTATTAACTGGGTATTCGATTATTTTCAGGTTACAGTTCCAGGGCCTACGGTAATTGAGGAATATATATGAGCTATCCAAAAAACGGGAGTTGGATTTCCCCAAAATACAGAAAATACATATCAGAACAGCCTTGTTTGATGGGGTGTGGTACTGGGGAATTATCAGCGCCCCATCATGAGGACAACGACTTTTTTAACTCAGGTATGGGAACTAAACCACCAGACACTCAATGTTTACCACTTTGTAATGATTGCCACATTAATAAACGCCACAGAATGGGAGCTGAAGAATTTTGGGGTGATATCGATTATAAAAGAGAGATGGTTAATTTTTTAACGAGATATTTAATAGAAAGAAATATTAAATAAACACAGCCCTTGACTGTGTAAAAGGTAAATGTAATGATATTAACACCAAAAGAATTAATAGCAAAACGTGAAGAGTTCGACTTCACTCAAGAGCGAATGGCTGAGACTTTGGGAGTACATCCCAATAACTTACAAAAAATGGAATATGGCAAAACCCCAATTACACAAAGCGTAAGTAACCATGCAATGTGTTTAACACTCTTAAATGAGAATATGTTATTTAAGAAATATTTGAAAATAATTGGTGTGGATCTAAAGGAGAAAAAAGATGCCTAAAACAGAATACAATAATATTATGTTTGATTCAGAGGAAGAGGTAGAGGTTTATATGTGGCTTATCGAAGCACAAAAAGCCGGTATAGTATACGAATTTAAATATCAACCACCCTTTTATAATCTTATATCAAAAAAACTTTACACGTTCGAAAAACAGCTAATAACCAAAGTTAAAACAATCACAAAAACACTATTCCAGCCTCACATTTATACCTCAGATTATAGAGTTTGGTTTGAAAACGAACCGCCATTCAAGTATTATAAAAACATTGATAAATTCGATGACTTTGTTGAAATAGATGTAAAACCTGAGTTTAAAAATTACGGAGGTTCCAGGAGTTTTTCTATAAACAGAAAATTAGTTTATGATAAATTTGGTATTTACGTTCACGAGATCCAACCTAAAAAGCTTTTTGCTGAAACATGGAGACCAGCGCAGGCAGGATTAACAAAAGTACATAAAACCGTACAGAAGTCGTATCAGGACTTTTTAACGATTGATAGATATTTACAATTACAGGCCTTATAATGGAATCTCTAAAGATAATAGCAGAAAATATAAACTTTATAATGGCAGAACTATACATATTTATCGTTATTTTAGATAAGGCTACAATTTATATTGAAAGGAATTTTAAATGAAATTAAAAGAGCATAAAAAGTTTAGTGTTGTACATTTAAGCTTGGCTCTCAAAAACCAAACAATACATATCACTTGTCCTTGGTGTAGTTACGTTATTAAAACCGACAAAAACGAGCTTATAAACGTGGGTAAATTATGTAAATGTGGCGCACTATTAACAGATCAAGGTAACGCATATAAAAAGGAGTAGTAGAATGAATAGTCTTTTAAAAATATGCTCCAACTGCGATGATTTTAAAGATGGAATATGCCAAATAAGATTTATTATTAAAAAAGATAAATCGAGAGATCTTATGCCTCGAAAACCAAAACAGAAAGCTTGCCCGGTTTTTATGTATAAAATAGAAACATCCAAATAGGAGATATAAAATGTTAAAAACGACCCAATATTCAGAGAGATATTTTAGATACCTTTGGGAAAAAGATCAAATATCATTCGCTGAACTTTCTCACTGTTATCCTTGCTGTATGGTAGCGACTAAAAAAGAGTGTTTAAGATGTCGTGCAAATCCTGACTGTAAGTTATTTGGACAAATTGAACCGTCAACGATAATAAACAGACACAAATCAAGGTTAGGTTTGGCGGTACTTATTAACGGTTACACTTGGGATGTTGTAGAAGATAAGTTTTGTGGTTTTTGGGATATTTTAGCAGAATATTTCACGGCATAATCAAAACCCGATCAAGAAACTTTTTAACAACTGGAGGAAGTATGAAAAGCAAAGTTTTTAATGAAGGTAAAAACAGTTTTAAAACAGGTAAAGACCCTTTGAATTATTCTCCATACCCGCTTGACGATCCAAGATATGTGGAATTTAAAAAAGGTTGGGATTCTGTTTATGTCCACCATGTAGAGATTAAAAACCCACCGAAACCGGGTTGGCCTTGTCACAGTGGAAAACCTTGTATTTGTGATAATAAATCTTGAAATAACTTCAATATAGTGCAATAATAAAACTGTCAGCTTGAGAACCTGGCATACAATCATTCCAGATATTATGAAGCTAATTTTAGCGGGATTTATAACTACTTATATCTGGAAGAGTAATTATAGATATTCTAGGGGAACTCAACCTCTACCCGCTAATTTTAGCTTTTTTATTGGAGGAAAATTAAATGTCGTATTCAAGAAAGAAAATAGACGGTACTGACTGGGAAGCATATTATAAATATTGCTTAAGATCAAAAAAATATATCACAGCTCTTAAGTTTAAACACAAAATACCAAGGAAATGGAAAAAGGTAATTCTTGGCGATAAGGTAAGTAAATCTAAATTAAGAAGACTCTTAAAGTCAGTTCAAATTGTTATAAACAACAAACCAAGTGAATCAAATGAGGTTCTCCCTTTTTATTTTTGTCCTGTTTGCGGGTCTACAAAGAGTTATATTGTTGATCATCACGTTGAGTATCCAGAGGTGTGGTATGAAGAATTTTGTCTTAGATGTGGGTTAAATATTGGTGGCGCTGATAATAGCGTTTATATGCATATTTTAGAAGATATAAACGAGTCTAAAGACTATAACCCGGAATATATATAATGCATCG